CAGAATCAGAATCAGATGATAGATATACCCCTATAAACACTTGTTATACAGAATCAGAATCAGATGATAAATATACCCCTATAAACACTTGTTATACAAAATCAGCTTCAGATAGTAGATATACCCCTATAAACACTTGTTATACAAAATCAGCTTCAGATGATAAATATACCCCTATAAACACTTGTTATACAAAATCAACTTCAGATGGTAGATATACCCCTATAAACACTTGTTATACAAAATCAGCTTCAGATGGTAGATATGTTGAGGTTGGTGGTGATAAAATGACAGGATCACTGACTTTTACTGAGGGTAGAGGGATATATTCGGAGTCTATAACAACTACATCAGGTTTTCGTATAATTGGATCTTCTTGGGGTTCTGGTGGTCCTTCTAATAACTCAAACATATTATTTGCTGGATGGAATAGTACGAATGATTGGCATGTTCGGATGGGTGATATATCTATAGAAAGAGCCTATATTAATGCTCTTGAGTCTATAAGATTTAACGTTTATACTACTGATTATCCTTCTTGGGAAAGTGCTCATCAGGGAGTGAGACTAATACATTATTCTCCTTATAAATCTATTATGTTCCTCCCCAAATACGATTTTACAGGTAGTGATAAAACAGATGAAGGTGGTTGTTATTGTGGTTCCCCGGCTTATAGATGGAAATATGTATATTCTTGGCATATACATGCTGATGATATTTATGGGGATCTACACCAAACCCTACTTAAGAATATTTCTACACCATTATTAGATATAGATATAGATGATGTTTTTTATAGTCTGAATCCTAAAATAGATATAAATGGATCATACACATTTGATGTTGATTCATCAAATATTTTTAGTGAATATTCTGATGATGATGATGATAACACTACTGATTGTTTAAATATCGGTGAGTTATTACCATTAATGACAAAGGTTATACAGAATCAAAAACAACTAATACAAGATTTAACTTCTCGTATAGAAGTTTTAGAATAAGGAGAAATATATGAAGTTTCATGATGTTACAATGGTTGGACCTTTTGTAAATGAGAAGTTATCTTCTTTACAGCCATATGATACAAGCACTGATCAAGGTCGTTTTGTATGGCTTACTGATGGTACATTATGGTATGGTGCTATAGAGGATTGGGTTAGGATAGGTAACACCTTCAATGTTGAGAACATGACATATGTAAATCAACAAGATAGCTGTGTTCCTAATATAGGATTTGTGGTGTTAGAGGCTATTAGGCATGACGGTTTTAAATGGGTTGCAGCTATAGCTAATAATACTGATACTTGTGCTACTCATGTAGTTGGTAATATTATTGATAATGACAATTTTATAGCTGTTCAGTCAGGTAGATTAGAGGCACCTAATCATGGATTATTGGTTGCTAATTATTACTTTGTTTCTAGTAGTACACCTGGAAATATAACCAGTGTAGAACCAAGTGTAATATCTAATCCTATTATATATGTGGAAGATACTAATTTTGTTAGTGTTCTACCATTCAGACCAGTTAAATACGAATAGGAGAAAAATTATGGCAACAACAGCAGTAATAGATTTATCAAGGTTTGCAAAAACAGAAGATGTTATTACTAGAATAAAGACAAATACCACATTGTATTTGTCACCAACAGGTAGTGATACATCCGGTGACGGGTCATCTGGTAGTCCTTGGTTTAGTATAAAAAGAGCAATAGAATATCTTTATGATTATAGTATTGATCCTAATATACATGTAACTATACGTGGGTTAGCAGGCACATATAATTATAATAATACACATAAAGCAGTATTGAAACACCCTGATTCTGATAGAATCAGTATAAATTTTGATTATGCTAATGGGGCAACAACATATAACAATGGATCTAATTTCAGTATAACTAGTGATGGTGCTGATGGATACAGAGTTTCTTTTGGTGTTGATTCTGCTTCTGGATTCAGTGCAGGTCAATATATAAAGATAACATCAGATACATATGGTTTATCTTGTTTATATAATGGTTATTTTAGGTTATATGCAGTAAATACAGGAAGTAATATCCTAACCATCGAGTATAATGGGTATGGTCCTATTAGAGTTCCACCACAAAACACAAGTTCTCATGATTTACATGTACAGAGAATGGAAACACATATTAACTCAAGCTGTACTTCTGGATCATTTCTATTTATATATGATGGATTATATACTCTTAGACTATTTGGGGCTAATGCTAACACTAATAGCCATAATCATGACTTTGTTAGCATTAAATACTCACATTTACAGCCTAGTATGTTATGTGCCAATGGGTTTAATAAAGGTCTGATGTTAAGGGGTGCCGATATGGTGTTTGATACTGGACACAATGGTGCTAGAATTACTAATTGTTATGATGGTGTGTATGCTGGTAAAGATAGTGTATTAAACACATCTAGCTTGTGGTGTTCTTGTAATCATAGAGGTGTGGTTTATAATGGTTCTATAGGTGGTAATTTTGAGCATAGATTTGGTGCTGTTAATAATAACTATGTGGGTCTTGAAGTTGGGTATATGTCAGGTTATATTGCAACTACAATTGGTATTGGATCTACAACATTAATAGGTAATGAGGTTGGTGCATGGACTATTGATGGATCTACATCAATATTTAATGGATTATATTCATCATATAATGATACAGGTCTTACTAGTTCATCAGGTGCTAATGTTATACTTAATTTTTCTGCAGTACATGAAACTATTATAGAACACAATACAGGCCACGCCATAATTGTTAGTGATGCTAATATTGATTTATCAAGCAGTACCATCTACAATAATCATAATGGTGTATATGCTTATAATACTTCTACAGTTTCTTGTAGGGATTATGTTGCATTAAAGGATGTTGATGTAACATATAATACATATGATGGTTATTACCAAAACAAAGGTGGTGTATTTAATCTTAATTATTTCACAGCAAGACATAATGGGAAACAAGGTTATACTTGTGTTAGTTGTATAGGTGAGAGTCTGTTCTGTGATTCTAGTTTTAATTCTATAGGTACAATATCAAATAACACAACAATGCATTCTGGATGTATTTTTAACTGTTATTACTGTTCATATGATAGTTGTCATACAGGCAGTGGATTTAATTTAGGATGGGGGTGTACAGGAAACTTCTTTGATACTACATTCAGTAATAATAATTTGCATGGTATGTTTATAGGTGGTACAGCTTCAGCTCACACTACTAAAACTTCATGTAATAATAATCAAGGGGATGGTATATATTTAACTAACTGTTCATCTTTAACTGTTTCTGGTCAGTCAGTATATGACACTGTATCTTATGTTAATAGTAATGGTGGTTATGGTATAAATGTGGTTCATAATTCAAATGTATCTTTAAGACAGGATGTATGGGTTACTGGTAATACAGGATACAATATAATATGTCGTCACGCATCAACTGTATCTGACACAGCAAATACAGCGGTAGGTAACGTTAACCCACCAAACAATAATTCACCTATGTATCATAATGAATGGGGTGCTGAATATAACGGTGCTGCTATCATTAGAGGGGCATAACCACAAAGGATATAATAATGTTTGATTTTTTTAAAAGAAAAGGAAACACTTTATCAGAAAGCACTAAATCCTTTAAGAACAAGGGTAGATCTGGTGTTTCTCAGAAATATCTTGAGAACACCAGAGGTGAAGGTTTTGAAGACATATATGATATTGGTTACGGTAAGGAATCAATATCATCCTTCAATAGTTTTTATAACAACTTCATCAATACAGCTTTTGCCAGTAAAAGAGCTAAGATCCAGAATTACAGGACTATGGGTGATATGCCTGAAATATCTTCTGTTATAGAGGATATCTGTATAGAGAGTACTCAGGAAGATGTAGATGGTAAGATACTATCATTTGAAATCCTCAATAAAGAAATTGAGAGTAACAAAAACATAGTATCTAACCTAGAAGAGAACTTTGATGAGTTGTTTCATAAAAATGTAAAGATCAATGATAATATCATTGATTACTTTAGGACATACTTTGTTGATGCAGAGATATTCCTTGAGAAGATAATCAACAAGTCTAAACCTTCTCTTGGTATTATCAAGTTAAAGAAGTTACCTACAGAGACAGTTGATTATAGGATAAATAGGAAGACAGGTCTTACTGAGGCGTATTTTCAGTATATGACACCCAATGCTAAAGAACCTACCTCTATTGAAGATGCTGAAAATAGGGATGACATCATTGTGTTCTATCCTGAACAGATCAATCATATTGATTATGGTATCTATGCTGGGACTAAGAAGAATGTTGTTGGTTATCTTGAGAAGGCTAAACAACCATTCAATCAGTTAAAACTCATTGAAACTAGTATTGTTATATATAGAATAGTTAGATCACCTGAACGATTAGTGTTCAACATTGATACAGGTGCTATGCCAAGAGACAAATCATTAAAGTTTGTTGAGAAGATTAAAAAGAAGTTATCACAGAAGGTGGAGTTTGACTCTCAAACAGGTACACTAAAGAACCAACCTAATATTACATCATTGATTGAGAACTATTTTTTACCTCAGTCATCAGATGGTAGGGGTTCCAGTATCAGTTCTGTTGGTGGTAATCCTAGTGGGTTTGCTGAGCTTGATGATTTGTATTACTTTGCAAGAAAACTTTATGTTGCTTTGAAATACCCTATATCAAGGGTTGTTAATGCAGAAGAGAAGAGACAAGGTGATACCTTATTTCAGGGTTCACAATCATCAGAGATTACTATTGATGAGATAAGGTGGGCTAAGTTCCTTGAGAGGCATCAACAGAAGTTCTGTCAGATGTTTACAGAGATATTCTTGGTACATCTTGAGTTTAAAGGGTTGAAGAAAGAGTATGATATTAATATCAATGATATTAATGTTGTAATGACACCCCCTAATGATTACAAACAACAAATGAATCAAGTATTGCTTGAGACACAAATGAATAATTACTCTAACCTATCAAACAATTTAGAGTTCAGTAAGACATTCCTAATGAAAGAATATCTTAAATGGGATGATGAAATGATTAAGGCTAATTCTGATGGGTTTAAAGAAGATAAGAAATTGTTGCCACAAGATGATTATTAATATATAAAGGCAATAAATATTAAACAAAGGAGAACAAAATGGATAAAGATAAAATTGTAAGTGCGTTTGATAAATTTGTAGATGATAGATATGCAGAGTCAGAGAATGATTTAAGGTCAGAAATCAGATCTGCAGTGAATGATCATCTTAAAGACAAATTATCCTTAGAGAAGAACCCTGTAGAGGGTGTTGAAGATGATGAAGATGATACCAATCAAGACGATGATGGTTCTGATGGTGATCAAGACGAATAAGGAGTATTATGAAGAAATTAAATCTTATAACAGAGACTTTCAATCAAGTTGAATTGTGGGAAAGTCAATCAAAGACACCATATATGATAGGTATTTTTGCTTCAGCAGAAACAAAAAATGCTAATGGTAGAATATATGAGAAGTCAATCCTTGAAAGAGAGGTTGATAAGTTTGTTAACGAGAAGATAAAGACTAAATCATCATGGGGTGAGTTAGGCCATCCTGACAATTCAGAGATCAATCTTGATAATGTAGCAATGATTATTGAGAGTCTTGAATGGAAGGGTAATGATGTATATGGAAAAGCTAAAATCCTTGATACACCAAAGGGCACAATCCTTAGAACATTGGTTAAGGAAGGTAACATTGGTGTTAGTACAAGAGGTTTGGGTACTGTAAATGAGTCAGGTAAAGTCAATGATGATTTCAATCTAATCACTATTGATGCTGTATCAGATGCAAGTAATCCCGGAAGTAGGTTCATTAATGGTATTCTTGAAGGTAAGACATTTTCATTACCTGAATCAGAGATTACTCTTGATGAAGCCAAGGATGAGTTGTTTAAATATCAAAAGGATCTTATTGATTTATTAATAAAGGATATGTAATTTTCTCTGATATATCAAAGGAAAATGTAATACTGTTATAATATCATTGCATATTATAAATATATAGTAGAAACTGAAGTTTACAATGTGGTTTACAATGAGGTTTATAGAGTCCTCGGAAAACTTTATTAGATATTTGAGAGGTTTCAATAAATGGATAAAATATTTGAAATGCTTGGCATCGAGAAACTTGATGAATCAAAGCAAAACGAATTAAAAGAAACCTTACAGACAGTGATCGATTTGAAGGCTCAAGATATTGCTGAGAGTAAGGTGGAGGATCTTGTAGAATCAAAAAAACAAGATCTTGTAGAAGAGTATGAGAATAAATTTAACACTTACAAAGATAGTGTTACTTCTAAGTTCTCTAACTTTGTTGATAATATTCTGGATGAAGAAATGGTCATCCCTGAGAATGTTATCAAGTATGCTAGACTTGGAGAATTGTATCAAGATCTGATCGAACAATTCAAAACAAGACTTGCTATTGATGAAGGTATGATTTCTGATGAGGTTAATGAAATGTTATCAGAAGCCAAAGAAGAGATTGTTTCCCTTCGCACCAAAGTTGATGAGGGTACTGGACAAGTTCTTGAACTTGAACAAGATGCATCAGAAATGGCTGCACAACTTTATATTCGTCAGAAATGTGACGGACTTACTGAATCACAAAAGAAAAAAGTAATTGATCTTTTAGGTGATGAAATTATCAAGGAAAACATTGATAAGAAGTATAAGACAATTATGGAATCACTGAATTTACTTTCAGAAGAGGAAGATAAAACTTCTGATTATGAATGTTCTGAGTGTGGAAATAAAGAAACTATCAAAGAAGGTGGAGACACCAAATGTCCTGAATGTGGGGCTTCTATGAAGAAAGTAGAAGAGTCAGATGATAATGACGATGATGGTGACGGTGATGATGATGATGTAAATGAATCATTAAACAAAAAATTGAATGAGTCAAAAAGTCCTAAAATTCAGGATATATGGTTGAATTCATTGAAAACAGAGAAATAGGAGAAAATAATGGAAAAACTAAATGTTAATAAATTAGTTGAGAACTGGGGAGACATCCTTAAAGAAGGTTCTCAAATTAAAAACAAGCATGTCGAGAAAGTGACCGCTGTTATGCTTGAAAATGAGTTGAGCTATGTTTCCAATGGAAAAATGGATAGTTCAATGTTGTCAGAAGGAACTACTTGGTCCCCTACTGGTGATGCACCACAAGGACAAGTAAACTATGCTGCAGATGGAGATGCTGACTTTTATAAGATTGCCATCCCTATGGTTAGAAGAACTTTCCCTAACCTTCTTGCACATGAAGTAGTTGGTGTTCAACCACTTACAGCACCTGTTGGATTAGCCTTTGCACTTAGGTACAGAGCAGATCAAACATATGCTGGAGCTAGAGGAACAGAAGTTGGGCACAATACTATTGATCCTTACTATTCTGGTAATCCTGCCGCATCTGCCTCTTTTACAAGAGAAACAGGTGAAGGTCTTGGTTCAAATACTGTAAGTGATGTAGGAACCCCACCTAATGAGTTCCCGGGTATTGGTGGTGGACTTGGTATTGGTGATGGATCTGGTATTCGTGAATTGTCTATGACAATCGAGAAAGATCAGGTTGAAGCTGGTACAAGAAAACTGAAATCAAGATGGAGTGTTGAAGTAGCACAAGATCTTAGAGCAATGCATGGTCTTAATCTTGAAGAAGAAATGATGGATGTATTGGCTTATGAGATCACTGCAGAAATTGATCGTGAATTGATTTTCAAAATCAAATCAGCAGCTGACCTTAATGCCTCTTCTCAAGTTGGTGTTAATTCAGTTGATTATCAAACAGATCTTGATGGTAGATGGGAAGCTGAGAAATATAGAAATATCTATAACCTTCTTATCAGAAAGTCTAACCAAATTGCTATTGACACTCGTAGAGGTGCTGGTAACTTTGCAATTGCATCTCCAACTATGTGTGCATCACTTGAAGCAACATCAGCATTTACTGTTTGGCCTGTAAATGAAGATGTAGACACTTCAACTACTGGTGTAGCTAAAGTTGGTTCTCTTGATGGTCGTATGATGGTTTATAGAGACACATTTGCTACTGTAGATGATATTGTTGTTGGTTATAAAGGTTCCAGTTCTTATGATACTGGTATTGTTTATCTTCCATACATTCAATTGATGGTAAGTAAAGCAACTTATGAAGACTCTTTCCAACCAAGTGTTGGTCTTATGAGTAGATATGCAATTCATGAGCATTTGTTTGGTGCAGAGAATTACTACATCAGAGTACAATTTGCTAATATGAATGTACCTACTCCGTAAGAAGTAGTTATACATATAGTATAAACAAACCCTTTATCATTTATTTGATAAAGGGTTTTTTATTGCTTGACACTTATGTCTTATATAAGTATCATTATATTAAGGGAATAAAACTATGAAAGAATACAAAGAAGATAAAACAGATCCTCAGATCAACACGGACTCATTAAACAAAGAGTTTGATATACAGATACAATCTGATGACTCTATGGAAGTACAGATACAAGAAGTTCAAGATATGAGGAAAGAACTCACAGAGATAGAGAATGGGTTTCCTGATTCAGATCAAATCATACTTGATAACATTGAAAGGGCTAACAGAATCCTTGATATTGTAGAGAAGAATATCAAAGACGGGGATCATTCAGCAAGATTCCTTGAGGTTGCAGGTCAACTTATTAATGCCGTCACCGCAGCTGCTACATCAGTAACAGGTATATCTTATAACCAACAGATTATTGATAATAAGAACAGAGCATTAGATATCAAAGAAAGAGAACTTGAGGTTAAGTCTATTGTTAAGGGTGCTGAGAATGTGAACATAACAAACAATAATCTTGTTATGTCAAGGGAAGATCTTCTGGATATGATAAATGAATAACATATCCAGAAGATGTTTATATTAAAGTGTTTCTGGTGTCAAAGGATATGGAACAACCTCTGTTGTTGGGCTTGATATAACTGGTGAATATGATGTAGATCCTTCACCACCTGTTAATGGACTATAAGATCCTTGAACACTTGATCCTACATTATTACTATCACCACCTATGTTATAATGTGTACCTGCAGAATCAGCCATCCACGCCATACCAAACCAAGGTGCTAAAGTAGCAAGAAATGGTACTGATGCTTTAATACCATCCACAAAATCATTAGGTCTTTCAACCTTAGCCATTTGTGGTAAATCTATTCTCTTTTGTTGTGATGCATAAGCAAAACTCATAGCTATAGCAACATCATCACCCGAATCTGGTGTCAAAGCCGCCTGATTCATAGCAATACTAAGTGCTTGTAATCTTAACCTACTTTCTTCTACCCTGTATGCTTCAGATGATTTCCATATCTCCATCATTTGAATATTTGATGCATTGACTTGTGTTACATAGTCACTATGACTACCACATCCAGTTAGTGAAAACATTGATATTGTTAATACTAATCCTAATGCTACAATTTTCTTCATATCTTTTCTCCTTTAGTTGTACTTCCTAAAGGTATTTATGGTAGTTTACATAATTCACATAATACTACAAATCTGAAATGAGATACATAAAAATTGTTATCAATAACAATATCATACTCATAATTATTCACATTCTTATCTGAATGTGAGGTATGATCCTTCTCTGAGTCAGTCCTATTAACTAATATTGTTCTAAAGAAATATCCATTATGATAACAATGCATCTTTACTCTTGCAATCTCTTCTGGTTCTCTTGAGAATATGAACAGAAAATCAATATGTGTGCATTGAGATATGGTATGAACTATATCTTTGAACGGACCATCAAAATGTTTAGTATAGAAGTCTTTTAGTTCAGACAACATTACCCTTGATTTCTCATCCTTTTGACCATCCCACCCCATTTGTTTAGCCATATCCTTTACCTTACCCACTGTACTGTGTCTTACACAATCATATTGTGTTTGGGCTATATCAACCAGAGTATCCTTACCTGATCTAGGGTATCCATTTACTATTATCACTTTAAGCATATTATTCCTCCATTGTATTCATTACTTTACTATAAATACATGTAAATGTAAAGGATAATAATATGCCAGTATATACAGAACAAGTAAAAAGACCTAACGAAGAGTTAGAATACACTATAGAACAAATCAAAGATGTTAAGAAATGTAAAGATGATATATTTCACTTTCTTACATTTATCAAGATAATACACCCTGATTATGGGCGTATAACCTTTAACCCATACGAATATCAAAGAAAACTGTTTGAAATACTGCTAGAAGAGAGATTTGTTGCTACTCTTATGGCCAGACAGATGGGAAAGTCATTGAGTGTTGGTGCATATGCCTTATGGTATGCCTTATTCAATAAAGATAAAGTTATTGGTATTGTATCAAACAAAGAGAGTTCTGCTATTGATTTCTTGAGTAGAGTCAAGATCATGTATGAAGAGCTACCAATATGGTTAAAGTGTGGTGTAGTTGAATATAATAAGAAGACCATAATCTTTGAGAATGGTACTATTATTGTTGCTGGGGCTACATCCAAAAACGCCTTTCGTGGTAAAACAGCCAATATCATCATATCTGATGAGTTAGCATTTGTTGAAGGTGATAAAGCAGAAGACTTTTACATGTCTAACTATCCTACTATATCAGTTTCAAAAACAAGTAAATTCATTGCTATATCAACACCTAATGGTATTGGTGGGTTGTTCTATGAATTATACATGAATGGTGAGAAGAATAGGAATGAATTCAAGACATATAGAGTTGATTGGACTGAACACCCAGAAAGGGATGAGGCTTGGGCTAAAACACAGTTAAAGAATATTGGACAAAGAAGGTTTGATCAAGAGTTTAATGTAGAGTTCTTAGGTTCTTCTAATACAGTTATTGATAAGAACACATTATTGAAACTTATGAATCAAGACTTTCCCGATGTATTATCTAAGTCTTCCTTTGATAAGCTGAGAGTATATGAGAAACCCATCAAAAATGCTATATATGTATTAGGTTGTGATCCAAGTAAAGGGACAGGTGAACATGATGCATGTATTCAGACTTTTAGGGTTTTAAGTGTTAATCCATTCAGAATGAAACAAGTAGCTGTATTTCAAGATAATAAGACTGATACATATGAGTTTGCTAATATCTTACATAATTTATCTATGCAATATAATGAAGGTTTTATAATGTGTGAGAATAATGGTGAAGGTTCAGCAGTGATTCAAACATTATGGTGGGATATTGAAACAGAGAATCTTGTATGTGAAGGTACTAAAGCATCCAAACTTGGTATTAGGGCTACAACCAAAACCAAACCTGTGGCTGTTCTGTTGATGAAGAGACTTATTGAAGATGGAAGTATTGAGATACTAGATCAAGAGACTGTCAAACAACTAACAGCTTTTATTGATAAAGGTAATAATAGATTTGTTGGTGATGGTTTACCTGATGATCTGGTATCTGCTTTATATTGGGGTACTTATTTTATGACTTTTGATTTATTAGAGGAATCAATGGTATTGAAAGAGGTGGAAAGGGATGATGATATATGGGAAATATTTACTGACTCTGATGATGTAGAAGAGGGTTATGAGATATTATATAAATAATAATAGAATTTAGAGGTGTTTAAATATGAGTTGTACAAGAGAACAATTAAGAATGAAAATCATCAGAGCTTTAGGTGGTTCCATGGTAAAAGTGGAGCTATGTATAGAGGATATTGATGATGCTATTAATATGGCCAGAGATTACTTTATCACATGGGCTGTGGGTAATGCAACACAAGAAGTGTATTTTCTTGTAATGCTTAAAGGTGGTCAATACCTGTATGAATTACCTATAGGTGTTGTTGATATTGTTAATTATCATGATCACTTTGGTGGTATGGGTGGAGGAATGGATGGTGCTTGTGGGTATAACCCTATGTGGTATACTGGGCCAGAACAAGGAAGTACTGCATTTTACAGTATTCAAAATCCAGCCAGTCATGGTATGGGTTATGGTATGGCAGGACAAACCAACGATGGAAGTATGTCAGGATCACCATATGGTTTTGTTGATTTATATGTAGCTAGAACCACTATGCAATTAGTTCATAATCTAAGGGCTGACAAGTATCAGTGGAGATATCATAAACTCACAAATCAACTTGAGATCATACCAACACCTACTTGTGGAAATACTTTAACAAAGGTTACACCATCAGGTGATGTATATGATATTCCAAGTGCAGCTTATCCTTGTCCATCAGGTGCCTACGAAACAGAGAATTTTGATTCACCCGGATATATACTTGTTAGGTCATATATGATGGAAGGATCTACATTACCAACATATACACCAGCAATATCAGGTGCCAATGATGTTGATGCCTGTTCCATGTATCCTGATATTGGTACTCAGTTAAGTGAGTATTTATGGAGTCATCCTTGGATATTCAACTATGCTGTGGCTTTAAGTAAACAAAGGTTAGGTATTATCAGACGTAAATATGCCAATGGTTCTGCTATGGGTGGTGCCAGTATAACTCTTGATGGTGATACTATGTATTCAGAAGGTCATGATGATCAAATAAGATTAGAAGAAGAGGTTGATTCTAAATGGTCATTTGAAGGCTTCGGGGTATCAATGGGATAATGGAGAATAATTAATGCTATCATGTAATTGCACACCTATAGAATCTTGTTTCAGTAATTCACCTTCAGCTAATTGTGGTGGGTGTGGGAACTCACCAAGCGCAGCACCTTCTGGTACTGTACCTGCATGCACTCCCCCTAATTGGAGTATTTATGATCCTAATAATTGTGAACACAACCTGTTTCAAGAACATCTATGTGAAATCACAGACATATCAGGGTTCCCTATTGAATACAGGATCTTATTACCAAAACATGACTACTTATATGGGGAAGATCCTAACAATGGGTTGTCTTATCCATCAGTAACAAAATGTATATATGCACCAGAAACAGAAACAACCATCCTTGAAGTGTTTGGTTTGACTGCAGATGATACACTTCAATATATGACCATACCAAGAGCTATATTCAATAGAGATCTAAGTATGCTTTTCTTTGATACATACCCTAATGGTTCACCAACAGCACCATCAGGTTCTAATAATGTGTTTATACAACCACAAATAGGTGATGTTATCACTACTATCTGGAATAACAGACATTATGAAGTAACATCTATTGAAGAGGAACAGAATATATTCTTAGCTCAGAAGTTTACATGGGATCTTATATTAAGACCTTTCAGATTCAGTGAACAATCAGATGAACATAGAGAAGTAACAACAGGGTTCCCTGATGATCCATTTGCAGGTATTGTGGATGGTACATATGAAGAACCTATCAATGGTGAAGTACCTGATTTAGTAGAAAGAACATACTTTGAAGAGGCTTTTGGAGATAATCAGAATATCCAACATGAAAGCGATACTATCACAGATTATAAAGATCCTGATGAACGAGCATTTGGACGGTAAAATGGGTGTTTTGCTAGGCTAAAAACCTTAATAACTAGTTGATATTATTGGATATCACATATTTCACCTGCATAAGATATTAGACACCAAAACCTAAGTCCTTGATATTGTGTGGTTTTGTATTTTCCAGTATATTAGTGGAGACAGTTGCTAGGCTAAAAACCTTAATAAGTATTTGAAATTATTACAAAAGAGAAATTATGAGATATAGACAATTTTTGAATGAAGGTACTGTCACAAATGATGAGCTTGAAATGTTCAAGAGTGATTGTGCTTATTTCTTTAAAGAAAGCGCATTTCCGGGTATAGGTGGGTCAGGTAAAGGTTATCCTATGTATAGGGGATCAAAGAGTGTTAATACTAATTCATATAAGGTGATAACACCAAGAACTAGTAGATTACCAAAAGATACACCAGAAGAGTTGCATTATGCCTTAGATGAGTCATTTAATGATAAATTTGGTTGGAATGTTAGGTCAGAAGGTGTTTTCTGTACAGGATCAGGCCCAAGTACAGGCCCATATGGTAAGATTTATTGGGTGTTACCTATTGGTAAGTTCCAATATGTATGGTCTTCAAAGATAAGAGATTTAACTAATACATTAGAAGAATATAAGATATTTACATATCATCCAAGAGGAAGATCTACTATTGATATGGATTCAGATAAATATGAACCAATACTAGATAAGATTGTCAGTACATATCAAGATAATGATCTGTATAATGGTATCTATTCAAAGAATGAAATATCTATAAAGTGTAAGAAGTACTATATGGTTGATCCAGATTATTTTGATAGATCTAGCAAGAAAGAGTTATTTATGGGGTATGTATGAGATCAATAGAATCAAGTGAAGATTATATAGACATCACCAACAAGATAGGAAAGTATTTGTCCTCTGATGATAATGGTATACAGGAGTATCTTGTGATATCAGGTAGGATTATCAATGATTTGGATGATCTTGAGAGAATAGCCAATACAATACCAGATGAGAAATATAGAAATACGTTATTGAATAACATAAGTATGAATAGAAACTTAATGATTCAAGGTATTGATACTATAGATGATATAATGAGTGTGCAATCGGAGATATAATGGGAGGTGACATAACAAGAAATCAATATGACATCAGGGATGGTCATCAGTATTACTATCAAGTAATGCGTAAGACCATTGTTCAGTTCCTTGATTTGTTCAATGATATTAAAATAGGTAGATACGATACCAATACAGGACAGTTGTTATCATTTGTGTCAGTACCATTGAAGTTTGCACCTAAATCAAAGAATTGGTATTGGACTGAAAAGATAGATTCAAATGGTAAGAGAATAAGAGATAAGATATTACCAATGATGGCTGTGAACCTCAATGATATTGAGTTAGCAACCAACAGAAAGGTTAATATGCAATACTCTGCAAGAACAAGATCAGGTGATTCTATTGATAATGTAGATCTTACATCACAAAGGTTTATAACACCTGTACCTTATGACTACAAGTTTCAGGTTCAGATAGTAGCAGAATACATGGTTGACATAACACAAATAATGGAACAGGTATTACCTTATTTTGATCCTGAAACAAACATTCAGATAAGTGTACCTGAACTTAATATAGATGGGGATACAACAGAGCTTCTTGACTTGAATGTAAGATACGAGGGTTCTAGTAAGGAAGAGTCATTAACAATGGGTCCTGATGAATATAGACACATTCAGTGGAATCTTGATTTTACTGTAGAAGGTTATCTATTCAAGCCTAAGTATGACTTCCCTGTTATTAAGACAATATATGAAGAGATTATAATAGGTTCTGCGCCAGAGGCACCATCTATGTGTGAACCAGCCCCAATGCCGTCAGGTTCAGGAGTGTTGATGACAACACAAGGTTTAAGTGCTGAACAGTTTCCATTAGATGTTAGTACATCAGAGTTGTCAGGTTCAGTATATGACGATACTATTAAGACTATATACCAATTTGAAATAGAGGAAGTACAATAATGTCAGTAATACAGAATTTAAACAAAGCCAAAGGACATTCATATGAATTGATATTCCCTATGATACCTGTGGCAGAGAAACCAAAAGATATGGATATCTTTACTATGAATATTCATGGTACTGTCATACCTAGTATGACAGTTGGTACTACAGAACCGAACTGGCAAAATGCATCATATCCAATGGCTATAGCACCTACTACATTTGAGCCGTGGTTTGTGAATTTTACTGTTGATTCAGACTTTTGTAACTGGTACATCATATATAAATGGATATTGTTTATTAATAACCCTAGTACAGGGTTAGAGAAGTCATTCAGGGATTATGCTGTAGATGCTACACTCAAACTGATAAACAATGAGAGTCATGAGGTTATGAACATTAATATCAGAAACATATATCCAACACTATTGAATGAGGTTTCATTGTCTCATAGGGATGGTGAATCTTATTTGGATTGTGCTGTGAACTTCAATTATACATTATTTGAGGCTGTCAGGTTATAATAAATATATTTTCTATTTCCATTATCCCATATACGATTATAACCATTATTCAACATATTCTGGTATTCGGTTAGGATAGGGTCAAATATATCCAATTTGTCTTTAAGTTTATGTTTCTGATAACATACTCTACTCATCAAATCATTAATTTTAGTAAAATACCAATAATTAGGTGATGATGTATAAACATACTCAAAACCATTATTGGTATATACATTACCAGTGAAATACCTTGTATCTGCAAAGGTAAACAATTCACCTTTGATATCAAATGACTTCAATAACTTAGAAAAAGCACCATGTACCTTAGTATTCTTTAAATTAACAAACCTTTGTAGTTCATTTCTCTTATCAATACTCATTAGGGATACTAATTCACCCTTGTAATATAGACCTTTGTGTTTCCCACCTTTGAATCCCTGTATATGATTGTTATCATACATAATACGGGCATCTTTAGGTAATACATCTTTAATAATACATTTCCTACCATGTATCTTTCTGGTGTGTATACCTATACTATTCAGTATGATTGACTTAACTATATCCTTTTTCAGTAACCATTCATTTTCCCATACAGTAATCAACCTATACCCTTGATCCTTGCACAGATTATACTTATTAAGATGATACAGTTTATCCTTACCTTGTTGTTCTGAGTGCCAATACAGACCATTATATTCAATACCTATCTTGTGTTCGGGTATAACAATATCAAGTTCTAATGGTTTGATTATTTGTCTATCGTTGGTTTTGATATGTATATACCCTTTTAACCATTCTTGTAATTCAGTTTCACCTTTAGACATCATACAGGCACATTTAGGGCATCCTTGTCCCTGTATATGACAATCTGGTCTTTGTTCAAATATATCATGCTTAGGACATATGATTTTGATTTTGGTCTTGTTGTTTATGTATTCAACCAAAGAGTAATCATACTTGTTTTGATGTATTTGTTTTGATGTATAAATAAACTCTAGTATTGTGTTTTTTTGTTTAGTATTCCCTGATATTCTACTACATTTGGGACAATTTTGACCATTTAGATGTTTATGTGGTGTTTGTTCAAACACACCATGTATAGGACATATTATCTTAACCTTGATCCTATTGTTGATATATTCAACCAAAGAGTAATCATACCTATCCTGATGTATCTCTTTGGTCTTTTGTATAAATATATCAGTATCATGGGATAGGTTGTTTGATATTTGTTCATATTTACATTTAGGGCATCCTTGTCCTTGTATATGATTGGAAGGTTGTTGTTCAAACACACCATGTATAGGACATATTATCTTAACTTTAGTTCTTGTATTTTTATATTCAACCAAAGAGTAATCATACATATCATGATGTATCTCTTTGGTCTTTTGTATAAATGATTTCGTTGTTAGTTTTTTCATAATGTTAGTTTTATATAAATATATAGTAGATATGAGTATAAATATATTATACTAGAATAGAAGTTTTATGTAAAGACCTATATAATGATTCTTATATAGGCAAGAAAAAAGGAGAAATAAATGCCTTTCTATTTAAGTCCATTAGTGGATGTACAAGAAATTGATTTAACCACAACTATCCCCGCTGTTGCAACTTCAATCGGAGTGGAGATATTAAGAAACACATACAAGGGTCCTGAAATGAAGACTGTCTTCCTTACAAGTGAAGATGAGTTGACTAGAACCTTTGGTGCAACAACAACTAACAAGTATTGTGCAGAAGATTTACTTGCTGGTGCTGGATTCTTGAAATATGGTAGACATTACTACTGTACAAGAGTTATGCCGATTTCAGCTACATTTGCAGGTACTATTGTTAATCCGGGAACATTTGCTACATCAGCATCACCTTCCGGAACACCACTTTATAGCAGTAACTTTGATGATTATGATATACCATTCAAGTTACAAGACATTGGTAATGTAGATGATCCATACTTTGGTGATCCTGATGAGTTTGGTGATGAGATAGTAAATGATGGTTCAGATATGTGGACTATTTCAAGTTCACGTGGTGAATGGGGTAATAAATCAAGATTATGTTTTGTTAATAAAGAAACATATGATAGATTTAAAAACACACCAACACACGAAATCTATGATGAGCCTTGGTATCCATACAATGAAGATGATTCTGTTAAGGATTCATGGACAGGTATGGAAGATGAAGCTACAATCTTTGAAATATTGAGTATGGATACTCCATTAGCAACTGATCAAGATTTTGTTATTATTGTTCAGGATATAGCTCAAAGTGAGACAACATATGAAACTAGAGAAATTTGGACAGTATCAACAGATACGATGGCTTCTGATGGTGAAGGTAGAACAAAGTATTGTGAAAACCTAATCAACATGTTCTCTCGTTACCTTAGAGTATCATTGTCTGAAACAATGATTGATGCTCCTTGGGAAACAGCAACACCTGTATGGGAATACATGTCACAAGGATCTAATGGTCAGGATTTTACAACTGGTAATCCAATGGATAAATCATCCAACATTGATCCTGCTATTCAAATGCATGCACTTGACCTATATTCAAATGCTGAAGATATTGATGTTAATATTTTTATTGATGCTAATAAGCAAACAGAGATCAAGAGATATATGATTGAGATCTGTGAAGGTAGAAAAGATTCTATGGCTATCCTTGATTGTAAATACGAACATGTTATTAACAATAGAGGTGATGAGACAGTAGATCTTGTTGAGTGGAGAAAGGGTATTGGTGCCTCCAGTGGTGGTATTGACAACCTTAATGAGAATACTTCTTATGCGGCCCTTTATGGTAACTGGCTTGAAGTATATGATAAGTATCAGAGAAAATATAGATGGGTTCCTGCATCAGGTCATGTAGGTGGTATCTATGCTAACACTGATTTTACAAGAGATCCTTGGTGGGCACCTGCTGGTTTGAACAGAGCTATTCTTAAATCTGTTAGAAGACTTGCTTGGAACCCTAAACTTGGACATAGAGATATCTTGTATAAGAATGGTATTAACCCTATCGTATCCTTTGCTGGACAAGGTAAAGTGATTTGGGGACATAAGACCATGCTAGACAAATCAAGTGCATTTAACAGAGTAAATGTTAGACGTT